GCCCAGGGCGAGACCTTCGAGGTATTCCGGCAGCGGCTTTCACAGCAGGTACAGCAGGCCTGGGGCACCGGGAGCCGGCATAGACTGGAGATAATCTTTCGCACCAACCTGCAGCTCGCCTACGGGGCGGGGCGCTACCGGGCCGCGGATGGCCTGCGCAAAGAGCGGCCCTACTGGGGGCTTTCGGTGGTCCTGGATGGCCGCACCAGCCAGATCTGCCGCCCGGTGGCCGGTGTGGTGTTGCCGGCAGATGACCCTTTCTGGAAACGCAACATCCCCCCACGCCACTTCAACTGCCGCACTGCCCTGATCACATACGACGCCGAGGAAGGAGCCCGCCGCGCCTGGAAGAAAGCTCCTGCAACCAGCACCGAGCCCGGCTTCGGCGCTCCCCCTGACCAGAATGGCTGGAGCCCCGAGCCCCGCGACTACCACCCCGGGCTCTGGGCAGCCTACCTGCGCGCTTTGGGGCAGGATAAGACTACCGATGAGCGGGCCGCTCCACTGCTGCGGCGGGAGATTTCGCCTGAACCGGGGGAGTGGATGTATTTCGCCGGACGGGTGGCCATAGCCCCATTCTCCCAACAGGTACAGAGGGTTCCGCAGCCACTCCAGAATTTGCTGGGGCTGCGTGCTACGGTCCAGCAGATCAAGTGGGCGCAGCACGTTCTGGCGGAGGAGCAGTTTGTCGCCATCTCCCCGGAGCGCTATCTGGAGCTGATCCGGCTGGCCGCCACCCATCCCGACCCGGTCCTCTGCCTGCACAGCCCACAGGGCAAGGAGGGCTTGCCCCGGTTGCTGCTCATCGTCCCGGCGGCCGAGGTTATCCCCGAGGCCGAGCAGGGGCCCGGGTTTCTACCCTGGCTGCTGGTGGTCTATAACCCAGTGTTCGCTTCCATAAACACGGCCTACTTGTTTTCCAATGTTTCAGCGATTACCATAAACTCTAACGTTGTATGGCTGAAAAAGCGCTCCGACTTTCCCTAGGCGACCTGCTGGCCTGGGCGGGCGAGCTCAGGGCCAGACTGGAAGCCTACGACCGCCCCGGATTCGAGCAAGAATACGTGGACACTGCGGAGGAGATCGCCGAGCTGTACGCCTGCGCGGACTCCTTACACTACCTCCCCGCGGACGAGCTGCAGCAGTACAAGGCCGCGCTGGAGGAGCTGCGGAACCGAGTCCTGAATTCTGTGCTATAATTCAGCTAATCTAGCCACACTGCCCCCGGACGCCCGGGGGTTTTCCTATGCGCATTCTTTGGCCTGTCCCTCAACCCGAGCGTTTCCGCATCGACGTGGGCTTCCTCGACCCCAGCTACCCCCGCTGGCGGCAGCAGAACCGCCTGCCCCCCGCCGAGCATCCCGGCATTGACCTCAACCTTGGGGCGGGGGATTTCGATCTAGGTTGGCCGGTGGTGGCCATCGCCGAGGGGCGGGTGGTGCACGCCGGGTTCCACCGGGTCTGGGGGAACATCGTCCTGCTCGAGCATGATCTGCCCGGGCTGGGGCGGTTCTGGAGCCAGTATGCACATCTGCTCCACCTCTGCGTGGCCGAGGGGCAGTGGGTCTGGCCGGGGGAGCCCGTGGGGGCGATCGGGAAAGGAGACCCCAAAAGCCCCTTTTTGGCCCACCTGCACTTTGAGCTGCGCAAAACCTCTTTTCCCGCCGACCACTGGCCGGGGATGGACAGGGCCTACATTCAGGAAAACTACCTCAATCCTCTGGACTGGCTGCGAACAAACCATCGGCCGATCCGGCGACTTATCCGATCTGCCGTCATTATCAACGGCCAGCGGCGCGGCGAGGCTGTCATTAACCTCGAGCGGCCCGATCTGGCCTGGATCAATACTGGGCAATAACGCATGGTCTACGCCCTTCAGGCCGTCTTTGACCTAGTGGATCGGGTTTCGGGCCCGGCCCGGCAGATCGCTGGGCAGTTTCAGCAGCTCAGCGCACTTTCGGCCCGGCTGGATGCCCAGCTGGACCGCATGGGCCAGGGTCTCCAGCTGGCCGGGGTGGGCGCGGCCCTAGGAGCCCCGCTGGCTCTGGCCACCCGGCAGGCCATCGCCCTGGAGGATGCGCTGGCCGATGTGCGCAAGGTAGTGGACTTCCCGACTCCAGAGGCCCTCACCGGATTCCAGCGGGAGCTTTTGAACCTGGGCCGCCAGATTCCGCTCACCACTACCGAACTCACCCAGATCGCCGCCGCCGCAGGCCAGGCAGGTATTGCCCTCAATGAACTCATCCCCTTTGTGCAGGACGCCGCCAGGGTAGCGGTGGCGTTCGGCATTCCTGCCCTCGAGGCCGGCGATGCGCTGGCCAAGCTCCGGGCGCAGCTCAACCTGAGCCAGCCGCAAGTGGTGCTGCTGACCGACGCGGTCAACACTCTGTCGAACAACCTGGCCGCCACCGCTCCGGAGATTCTGAATGTATTGCGCCGTGTAGGTGCCACCGGCCAAATATTAGGCCTCAGCGGCGAGCAGGTAGCAGCGTTCGGCTCGGCGCTCCTGGCGGTGGGCACTGCGCCTGAGGTGGCCGCCACCGGCCTAAACGCGCTCTTTATGCGCTTGGCCACCGCCCCCCAGCAGCCCAGGGAGTTCCAGGAAGCCCTCGAGCGGCTCGGCCTCACCGCCCAAGGGCTGGCCCAGGCCGTTCGGAAAGACGCTGCAGGAGCAATCGCCGGCCTGCTCGAGCGCATCCGGCGAGCACCAGACCAGCTCGCCATCCTCTCAAACTTGTTCGGGCAGGAGTACTCGGACGACATCGCTCGCTTGGCCAACGCCCTGCCTACACTGCAACGAGCCCTGGGTCTGGTGGCCGAGCCGGCCCAGTTTGCCGGTAGCGCCCTGGCCGAGTTCCAGGCCCGGGTGGTCACCACCCAGAGCAAGCTGGTCCTCTTAAAAAACGCAGTAGAGCGGATAGCCGTGGTGGTGGGAAATATCCTCCTCCCCCCTTTCAGCCGGGCGGTGGAGGGAGCGGCGGCATTCTTGCAGCGCCTGGGCGATCTGCTTGTGGCCTCCCCCTTGCTGCGCAATGTGCTGGTGAGCCTAGCTGCCGGAGCAAGCGGCCTATTGGTCGTATTGGGCACCGGTGCAATAGCCTTGGCCAGCTTTGGTTTCGTCGCTGCACAAGCCCGAATTGGCCTGCTGATGTTTGGGGGCGTCGTGGCCCGGCTGCCCGTGCTGCTGGTCGGTCTGCGGGCCGGATTGGTGGGCATGGCAGTGAGCCTGCGGGCGGTTGGGCTGGCGCTGATGGCGAATCCGCTAGGGCTGGCCATTGCCGCTTTTGGCGCTTTGACCGCGGTCATCGTTCATGCCTGGCGCAACAGCGAGGAGTTTAGAGCCGGGATTCTAGCCACCTTCAAGAGCATCCGAACGGCCTTTGCACCGATGGTAGCGGAGGTTCAATCGCTCGGTGCCGCCCTTGCCGAGGCATTCCGGCCCATAGGTGGAGTTGTTCAGGCTAGCATGGTGCCCGCCAAAGAAGCGTTTGATGTGGTATTGCGGGCTATCTTCTTTGGCCTGGGCCTCCTGGTGGGCATCCTGGAGGGCCTGGCCAAACGCATAGCCCCCATCTTCGCCCAGGGCTTGGCCGGCGTGGTGCAGGTAGTGCGAGGGTTCGTGATGGCTATCGGCGGTCTGCTCAGAGGTGACCTGAACCAGGTAGTGGCTGGAGCAAAACTCATCTGGGAGGGGCTGCGCAATGTCCTGCTGGTACCTATCAAACTGGGTGGGGTGATTTGGGATGTGCTGCGTCGTAGCCTCGAGCAAATCCTGGCCTGGGTGCGCGGGTTGGCCGCACCTTTCTTCGAGGCCGGTCGGGGGATCGTGCAGGGGCTGGCCCAGGGTATTGTCTCCCTGGCCACAGCCCCAATCCAAGGGATTCGCAACATCGGCCAGCAGGCCCTGGACGCCCTCAAAGGCTTGCTAGGGATTCGTTCCCCCAGCCGGGCTTTTGCCCAGCTTGGCGCTGCGAGCGCCCTGGGCTTCCTGCTGGGCCTCCAGGGGATGGCCCCAGCGGTGGAGCGAGCCACAGCCGAGCTGGTGCGCCTGCCGGCGGTGGAGGTGTCGGCTGGCTTCGGGCCGCTTGCCGTCACCCAGGCGGGGCCCGTGGTGCAGGCCAGCCCAGGGGCTACACCCCAGCGTCCCATCCAAATTCACATCGAGCGCCTCGAGCTGCCCAGCGTGCGAGAGCCGGATGAGTTTGTGGAAGCCTTGAAGCGCCTCTTCTTGTCGGAGGTCTGATGCCCTACCTGCGTTTTCAGACCGGTGACAAGCTGCGTTTAGAAGGCCGCGAGATGCCAGGTGTGCTGGTTGCGGTAGAGGTGGACGGCGAAAACGCAATCGAACAGCTTCCCCGGGAGGGCCGGGCCGGGGATGTGCCGGTGTACCGGGGCTTTCGGGACTTCCGCGTGCGGTTGCGCATAGCCCTGGCCGGCGAGCACCCCTTAGAGGAGGCTAAAATTCTCCACGCCGCTTTTGTCCGTTATAAAGACAAACCCCTGAGGGTAGTGCACCCCCATTTAGCCGCGCGTGGGGTGGAAAAGGCCCTGTTTTCCCGGCTTATCACCCGAGAGCGGGCCGATGGCGAAGGTGTGGAGTGCGAACTCGAGCTATTGCAGACCGAGAGCCGCCCCGCTCAGCGAGAGGCCAACGCACGGGCGCAAGCAGCTGCTGGCGGAAGCGGGACTACTAGCGCCTCCCCCCAGGCTGGCCCACCGCCGAATAGCCCCCAGGCCCGGCGCAATCCACCCCAGAAGCCCCAGCCATCGCCACCCCGGTACATACAGGATTTTCTTAGTGGTCGGCAGACTGGTTTGAATCTGGTAGACGGCCCATGATTCGCCTTGAGCTTGAATCAACCCTAGGTACCCCCACCGGCTTGCTCTTCTCCGAGATAACGGGCCATCCGCCCCGGGTAGGGGTGGTAAGCGGAGTTGATGCCGCCGATGAGATCGAGGTGCGGCTGGCCGGGAAACCGCTTCTAAAGGGCGCTATCTGGCGCACCCGCACCCCACGCAAATACCGGGTGCAAAGCCTACCAGCCTGGAGGCGGATGGTAGGCCCCCAGGGATTCAGCGACGTTACGGCGGCCACCGTATTGCGCTGGATTGCCAATACCTGCGGAGGCGAGGCCCGGATTGCCTACGACACCAACATCCGCCGGCATTACCAGCTAGCCCGGCAGCCTGCACTCCAAGCGGTGCGGGCGGTGGTGGCGGCCTGGGGACTGCTAGACGGGGTACACGAGCTGGACGGAGGCGGGCTGTACATTGGCCCGCCAAATAAAAGCCCGCACTGGACGGTTACTCACCAGGTAGGCCCGGAGGTGCTGGCCGTCCGGCGGAGCAGTTTGGTCACGCTTATCTGCGCCCCGTTGCCGGAGCTGCGGGTAGGCCACCGGCTTGAGATTGACCATCCGGAGTACCAGGGCCGAGTGCGGGTAGTGGAGCACATCCTCTATCTCGAGCCCAACCGGGCAGAGCACCACATCTACGGGAGTCCCCTATGAATGCCGGAACCCTGCGCCAGGCGCTGCGTCAGCTGGTTGAGACGCTGTGGCCAGAACTCTCAAGCCGCACCCACCTACCGCACAAAGGACGGGTGGTTGCGTTACGCAGCACGGCAGGTGTTGCCGGGCCTCCGGGCGAATGCCGTTACAGCGTGGACGTGGAGCCTCTCACTCCGGACGGTCAGCCCGATTTGGCTCGAGGCCTCCTGCGCGATGTCCCCCTTGATGTGCCCTGGATAGGCCAAACGCGGGGTGTCTATGCCCTGCCGGAGGTGGGGGCGCTGGTGCGGGTGGCGTACTACGACGGCAATCCGGCCTATCCGTACATTGATGGTCTGTTGGCCGAGGCTCGCAAACTGCCCCACGTGGCCCCCGGCGAGCTGCTCATTCAACAGGACGCCAACACCTACATCCGGATTGCGCCGGATGGCCAGGTTTTCGTAAAATCCAACGCCGACGTACACGTAGACGGTGCTCAGGTTATCCTCGCCGGCGGCGGCCCACCAGTGGCACGGGTTGGCGATCAGATTCGCGTGAGCGGAGTGCAGCCGGGAACAGCCACCATCATCGGCGAAATCATTACAGGCAGTCCGCGCACCCAATCGGGGTGAGATATGGCCTACATTGATTGGCTCTGGAGCGGCGACCTGGTTATCAACCCTCGAGGCGACGTGGCCCTGGCAAAAGACCTCGAGGTGGTACGTCAAGACCTGTTAGCCCGGCTTATCAGCCCTCGAGGCAGTCATTGGGCATTCCCGGCTGAGGGCAGCCAGGTGCCCGACTACGTACAGGTCACCGACGATGCTCTGACCCGGCTGGAGCTACGCCAAGAGGCTGAGCTGACCTGCCTCGAGGACGTCCGGGTTTTGGAAGCTCGGACTGAGCTCACCTCCAGCGGCTTGCGCATCATAGCTGAGCTGGATCAGGTACTTCTGGAGTTTGACCTATCCTTATGAGCCTTACACCGCCAATCCCATCCCTCGAGGTTCTGACACAGGAGCTGCTTGACCACCTTCCGGCCAACTTCCCGGCCAGAAACCCGGATGCTTTTAGCACCTTCGGCACGTATATCCGCCTAGCCGCCCAGGTAGGGCTGGACGTCTGGTCCTCCATTGAGGCCCTGGCCCCCCAGCTTCTGGTAACGCGGGCCACAGGAGCCTGGCTGGATGCTCATGCAAAAGGACTGGGGCTGCAGCGCAAATCGGCCCGGGCAGCTATTCTGCGCTGCCGGGTTCAGGCCAGCGCCAGCGGGAGCTTCCCGCCGGGCGCTGTTTTCGGTACCAGCAACCTGAGATATTTTCTTGAGGGAAGCTTCGCCCCCAACACACAGGTAGAGGCCCGAAGTGAGGGCCTCGGTTCGCAGTACAACCTTCCGCCGGGAACCCTGCTCTACCCGATTACGGTGGTGCCAGGGGTGGAATACCTTGATGTGCTGGAGATTTTGCAGCCCGGCGAGGATGAGGAAGCCGATGATGAGCTACGGCAGCGCTGCATCCTAACCTGGCCGGCCCAGGGCCTGGGGGGTACCCGCCACGCCTACGTGCTATGGGCGCTGGAGGACACCGAAATCCGGAAGGTGCGGGTGCGGGATGACCACCCCAGAGGCGAGGGAACCGTTGACGTTATCATAGCGCCATCCTCAGGCTTGCCCAGCTCGGCAGCCATTGCCCGGGTGCAGCAGACCGTGAACGAGCGGAAGCCACTCACCGTGGACGCCCTGGTGCGTGCACCCGACACCATATCGCTCAACATCACCGCTACGTTCTACCTGAAGCCTGAGGCCGATCCTTTGAGCGAATGGGCCAGCCGCATGGCGCTTTTTGTAAATGGCCTCGGTATCGGCGAGGCTTTCTACCCAAGCCGGCTGGCCGACTTCCTGCACAACTACCCCGGGCTACAAGCGGTTGAGCTGGTGAACCCCAATGCGCCCCAGTTTTGCGACCCAGATGAGATGTTCATGCCCGGAACCATGCAGGCCCTGAGTCCCTAGTATGTTTGAGCAACAGAGCTACCAACATTTAGCACGTTTGCTGCCCCCTGGTCGCCGAGGGCCGGATGGAGGTGTAGCCGACGGCATCGTGCGGATGCTAGCAGGGCAGGAGGGCTGGCTACTGGAGCTACTCTTCACCGTCGCCAAAAGCTCGTTCCCGCAGCACGCCCCTGAGCCCTGGCTGACAGAGCTGGCAACAGGCCGGAATCTGCGACGGTTCAGCGGCGAGGCCCCCCAGTTATTCCGAGAGCGGATTCTGGGTGCCTTGGATTTCTGGCGGCTGGGCGGCACCGAGTTGGGGATGAGGCTGGCCCTACTGCGCCTAGGTTACCTGGCCAACATAACCCCAGTGCGCCTGTACGACCCCCTTCGCTGGAGTCAATTCGACGTTTACCTCTACCCCTACACCCGGAGCTATGACGGGAGCATAGAGGAGCGGCAACAGATTCTATCCCTGATCAACGAGATCAAACCTGCCCACACCCGACTGAACAGCCTGCTTTACGTGCCCGGCGTTGGGATTACCTGGAACCCCTCGGGCCTCACCTGGAATCCGCCCGGACTCACCTGGGGCGAGCCCCCGATAATGCTGTACCCATAGATAGGAGGAGACAATGCCTAAAACCCTTAACCCAAACAACGCTTTTCCCCCTAACATCCCCAACTTCCCTATTTCAGGGGCCAACGAGCCGGTAGCTATCGAGCCCCTCGAGGCTGCCATCCAAGCCGTACTGGATCGCACAGAGAACCTGCACCAGTCCAGGCTCGAGGTAGAGAGCACTGGCGTGCGCCGGATTCGACGGGTGCCCGATCTAACCACCTTGGCCAACCTGACCGGGATGAACGATGGGGACACAGTGGATGTGGACGGCCTGGGCCGCTACCGCCTCTATTTGCCTAGCGGGGCTACTCCTGACGGCCTGTGGGTTGTGGCCGCTTCCGGCGGCGGCCGGTGGGTTCACATGCTGAACAACATGCGGGGCGGCCCCCATCGGCTTGCTACGCTGAACAGCGATGGCCGCCTGGCCCAGGATGTGCGGGATGGGAGCATTGCTACAGCACATATCGCCAATGGAGCCGTGACCGCCCCTAAGCTTGCATCAGGTGCTGCGGTGGCGAACATTGGTTACACCCCCGTCAACCGCGCCGGGGATACCATGACCGGTAACCTTATCACCACAGAACGTGTTTTTGTGCACCGGCAACTTGGCACTGGGTCGTCGCACATATCGCTAGCAATAGGAGATGATGACACCGGCCTCAATTGGGGCGGGGATGGAGCAGTCCAGCTCAGGGCGAACGGGCAGGAGTTGGCATTTTACAACGGCAACCAAATGCAGTTCAAACCTAATAAAAATCTGATCTTTGACCCAGGTGGAGGTCAAATCGTTTTCGCCCCCCACATCACTGAAACTACCGCACGCATATGCATGTACTCTGGGTACCTCGGCGCCCCGTTCACCCCAAATTACGGTTATACACAGTTTTTTTTGTCTAACGGGTCTACGCAAAATCACGTCTCCGGCTTTTACGCATTTTATGGCGAGAGTCTGGGTAGTAACGCTGCCATGCACATACATGGTCGCGACGGAGTTTTGTACTTTTTTACACGCCCCAGTATCGGCAACTATACCATCTATACCCACTACAACACTATTGAAATGGATTCACAGCTCAAGATAAGCTCCTCGCAGATAAGGGTAAACGGCCATCTGATTCCAGACTCGAATAATACGTATCAGCTGGGTAATTCCCAACATCGCTGGGCCAGTATATGGGCCGCTAATGGCACTATTCAGACATCAGACATCCGCCTCAAAACGGATATTGAGGACTCGCCACTAGGGTTGGAGTTCATTCGCGCACTACGGCCAGTTAGGTACCGGTGGAAGCAGGGAGGCCAACAGGTTGATCCGCCTCAACCGCGTATAGAAAAAGATGAGGATGGTAAGGAGATCGAGATTTACGACAGCCCGTCCACTGTCAGACCCATCGCGGGCCGCCGATACCACTATGGGCTGATTGCCCAGGAGGTTCAAGCGGTGCTAGACCGGCTGGGCGTCGGCGATTTTGGAGGCTGGGTGCTCGATGATGTGAACGATAAAGAGTCGGTACAGAGCCTTCGCTACGACGAGTTCATTGCACCAATCATCAGCGCCATTCAACAGCTGGCGGATCAAGTTGATTCACTAAAGCGTCAAATCAAAAAAGGCTCTACGAACCAATCATCACTTGACATTCAACCCTGA